AGATTAATTTAAATAAAGCTTGACAGTAAAACCCATCTTATGCTAATGGGATGGAATTAATGAAGGAGCAAAAAATGAAAAAAAATAAAGTAATAACATTCGAAGGAAAAAAAATAAAAATTCCATTCGATATCTATGTTGATCCGGCCAAAGCTTTCGAGCTTGAGACGGTATCAAATCCATTCAGCGGAATGAAAGCAATTATACCGGCTTTCGCTGTTGCTGTATTGGATGTAATAAAGGGCTCGGAGATGCTGTATAATGCCGGAGATCTAACAGCAGCCAGGACCATGAATAAAGGGCGTGAATTTTTTCAGAAGTATTTCACTAATGAATATTATACGTTACTAGACTGATGCTATTAAATTATTACAGTCAGACTAAGATGGCCAAAGGAGAACCGTTTGGGTATAAAACGGCAATCCTTCACTTAGCACCATATGATCTAAGCTTAAAAAATGTATGTCCAAAGGCTAGCCCTGAATGTGCTGCAGCTTGTTTAAATACATCGGGCCGGGGCCAAATGGTATCGGTACAAAATGCAAGGATTAAAAAAACTAATTTATTCTGGACCAATAAAAATGCATTTTTACAGCAGCTCAGCCTTGAGATTGAGCAGCTTAAGAATCGAGCTAAAAACCAGGGCTTTAAATTTGCGGTCCGTTTAAATGGTACTTCAGACTTGGCCTGGCATAAGTTTAAAGTCGATGGAGGGGGCACGCTGCATCAGCTGCATCCGGATGTACAATTTTATGAATATACTAAGGTATTAAATTACCTGGATCATGATCATAATAATTTGAATGTTACCTTCTCCGATTCCGGGCGTAATGATTCGGACATTAAAAAAGCTCTAAAGCTTGGAGCTAATGTTGCGGTTGTTTTTAAAGATAAGTTACCAAAGCACTGGATGCGAAAAAAAGTGATTGACGGTGACCGCCATGACTTACGATTCTTAGATCCTAAAGGCGTGATTGTTGGACTAGTAGCCAAAGGCGTTGGGCGTAACTTAAATAATAAATTTATAAAGGCTGTCGCATGAACGAATTTATTGCCTTTTTATTTCGATTCGCTGTGTTTTTTCCGATTGGTACTATTTTTATAATATTACTGATATTCGCACTTTAGAATGATTCTAATTTACAACCCCACTACTTGGGGTTGTAAATAAATTAAATTATTTTCTTGACACTTTTTAAAATGTCCTATATTCATGGGAATAAGTCAAGACATAAAAACAACTAACAAAAGGAGTATAAAATGTCAGCACTTAAAAAAAAGTTGCCAAAGCTAAAGGCAGCAACATCTAGCAAGTTATTAAAGGCTTGCGAAATAAACGACCTACGAAAAAACTACAACAAATTATGGATTAACGTTAAAGAGGATACGTTGCCAATTGTTGAGGAACTCGGAGGGTTCACAGTCGGTAAACTAAAGAACAAGGAATATTCTTTAGAAATAATCAAGAAAAACGTAACTAGATTTGATGTTAAATCTTTTAAAGAAAAACATCAAGACATTTACAATCAATTCTTGATTAACGGTGAATCAATTGAACTAAAAACTAAATATAAAAAGATATGATACCTTTTAAATATTTAGGTTATGACGTTAAGATCGAGGGGCCTATTAGCCCCTCGACATCTCAAGTCAGGTTTACTTTCAGTAATGGAGTTGACGACAATTCCTATATATTAAAGCTAAACACTGAACAGGATAAGTTATATACTAACGTTGTAAAAAAAATAAAAAACAGCGTTAGGGCTAGGATTTTATATCTAGAACAAACAAAGCCCTAATCCATATGAACGCCCCAGCCGTCCCTATACGGCTGGGGCTTAATAGAGGTACCAACCAAAATCCAAAATAAAAAAAATTTATTTTTTTAATTTTTTACGATTAAAAATCGTATGTTTACTTACTTTACCTTTACTTAGTACCACGAATAGAAGTAGTATGGCCTGAAAAGATAAGGGGTTTATTTTAAGGGGACCCAAGGGTATAGTAAATTTATATGACTAATACAGATTTATTGACCACAGATCAGCTACGAGAGAGGCTCGAAAAAGTATGGTTAAGACATATAAAATTATGTCAGGATAACTTCCTATATTTTGTAAAAAATGTTTGGCCAGACTTTATTTGTAGAACTGATAGTGATCCAAAAAAGTGGGGACATCATCAACACATAGCTCACGAATTTACAAAGATAGCTGCACATAAAAAAGGAAGGCTCATAGTCAACATGCCTCCTAGACATACTAAATCAGAATTTGCATCCATATACTTTCCTGCATGGATGATAGGTAAATACCCTAAGATGAAATTAATGCAGGTATCACATAATGCTGAACTGTCAGCAAGGTTCGGTGCTAAAGTAAGAAATTTAATTGATAGTCCAGAGTATAAACAAATCTTTGGAGATGTTAAACTAAGAGAAGATAGTAAGGCAAAAGGACGTTGGGAGACCAATCATGGTGGGGAATACTTTGCAGCGGGTGTTGGCGGTTCTATCACAGGACGAGGGGCGGACTTACTTATTATCGATGATCCACATACTGAACAAGACTCACTATCCGATAGTGCGATGGAGAGAACTTATGATTGGTATTTATCTGGACCAAGACAGCGTTTACAACCGGGAGGCTCAATTGTTCTCGTAATGACAAGGTGGGCTCAAGATGATTTGACTGGAAGATTAATCAAAGCAGAGTCTGAACCTAAAGCCGACAAATGGGAAAAAATTTCTTTTCCTGCTTTGCTTGGTGAAGATAATCCTAAACCCGTGTGGCCTGAATATTGGTCTCTAGATGAATTAGAAAAAGTTAAAGCGTCAATATCAATTAGAAACTGGTCTGCACAATACATGCAAAATCCAACTTCAGAAGAAGGAGCAATTATTAAACGAGACTGGTGGGTTCCGTGGACCAAGGAAATTCCTACTTTAAAACATGTCATACAATCATACGACACGGCTTTTAGTAAAAAAGAAACTGCAGATTATTCTGCTATAACCACATGGGGAATATTCACGCCTCACGAATCAGGGCCTGATGCCGTTATGTTAATTGATGCTATTAAAGGTAAATATGATTTTCCAGAATTAAAAATGGTTGCTTTAGATCAATATAAATACTGGCAACCAGAAACAGTTATCATAGAAGCAAAAGCTTCGGGTCAAAGTTTATTACAAGAGTTTAGAAGAATGGGTATACCTGTTATGGATTATACACCAGGAAGAGGACAGGATAAGCATTCACGAGTAAATGCCTGTGCTCCAATTTTCGAGTCGGGCCAAGTCTACTATCCAAGAGATGAACATTGGGCAGAAGAAGTTATTGAAGAATGTGCAGCATTTCCACATGGGGAACATGACGATTATGTGGACAGCACTACCCAGGCTATGTTAAGATACCGACAAGGTTCTTTTATAAAGACTTATTCTGACGAGGATGAGGTACAATCTTATAAAGAACGTAAATATATATATTATTAGGAGAACAGACATGTCGAGAAGATCAAGAAAAAGAAACTTAGTTTTAGGTGCTATAGGTTTAGGAATGGCTGCATCTAAACTAGGACTTTTAAAATCTGCGATGGGTAAATCAGATGTTGTTAGTCAAGCAGCTAAAGCTAGAAAAGCATCTATCATGCCAATAAGAAATTTACCTAAAGCAAAAGAAGCAGTTAAAGGTATAACTAAATTAAGTCCTTCAGCCGTAGTTGGAAAAAATCCAAAATCTATTTTTAGAAATCCTGACGGATCAATTACTAAAGGTTTAGAAAAATTTAAAAATAAAGAAGCTTTCTCTAAGGCTATGAGAGAAAGAAGAGGCGAACGGGGTAGCGGTGGCTTTAAAAGTTTTATGAATAAATTTATCTTAGGACCAAAATCTCAATTAAGAACAGGAAAAATGGTAAAGGCTCGTGGTGGTGGAATGGCGAGAAATAAACCAACTAAACTTTATTAATTTTTAATATGGCTGAAATAGAAAAAGCAATTGTCGAGGAGAAAGAAACTCCTGAGACAGAAGAGGTTGATGTTGAATTAGAATCAGATAACACCGATCAACCCACTGTTGATGAAGCTGTTTCAGAAACTGAACTATTTTTTAAAAACCTTGCCGAAGACATGTCAGACGAGGTTTTACAAAGAATGGCTAATCGATTACTTGATGATTATAAAAAAGATAGAGTTTCAAGAAAAGATTGGGAAACTTCTTATACAAATAATTTAGATTTACTTGGGTTAAATCAAAGAGAGATGACTAGACCTTTTAGAGGTTCAGCAAGTGTCACTCACCCATTGTTATCAGAAGCTGTTACACAATTTCAAGCACAAGCCTATAAAGAATTATTACCTTCTCAAGGACCTGTAAGAACAAGGGTTCTTGGAAGAGAGGATAACGAAAAAATAAATCAAGCTCAACGTGTTCAAGATTTTATGAACTACATGATTACAGAGGAGATGGAAGAGTATACTCCAGAGTTTGATCAATTATTATTTTATTTAGCTTTAGCAGGCTCAGCATTCCT